AAGCCCGAAACAACCACCTTACCAATCAGGCTAACAGTGGTGCCCGTAATGGGTAGCCATAACTCAGCCACGGCTTATTCCCAGGTATCGCTTATTTCAATAAAAATATGTGATTCAACTGTCGGGCCTATAGGCACCAGTAAAAACTTTTTCCCCTCCAACTCACCAGAAGAAACCGTTAACACCGCACTCGCGCCTAAAGCTGTTTTTGTTTTTTGCGTAGGAAACCACATCCCAGGCAACCAGCCGCGCTTACATAAAGCATCTTTCTCCCATAAATTAGCACGTTGCAAGACTGCGCCACGCGTTTCCACATCGGGATAAGCTAAGCAAGTTGTCGGTAAGTTAGGCATTTGGCATTTTTGATAATCAACTAAATACTGCATACTGGGCTGCGCCAGTGCTTGATCCAAAGTCCGCAATACATGCATATTTGCTTTTGCGCCTAAATCAGGGTGTACCGCTGCGCAAGAGCTTATGCCGTTATACACGGCATCTTGGGCTATCCCCATCACAAAATTGTACTGATCCAAGGCCGAGACCGAACTAAATTCGCCAAAAAAACTAACATTAAAAATGTTCGATGCAAACGCCTGCCGATCCCGTGCACTGTAGCTATTAAAGAAAACAACAAAGCGCCCATTAGAAATAATCATCCAATGACACGCCTCTTCAAAGTTGCCAACAGGAACAGGGCCGCCGTTGCTGCTGTAGTTGTAGATTTTATACAAAGTCCCGGGAATGGCAATTTTATCAGTACCGACCCCATAGGCCGTGCAGGTAGAGTAAATTGCAAAAGTACACGCCGTAATCAGATGACTTATTGACGAACCTGTATCATTTATTTCCACATACCGTTTTAAATTTGGGCTGATATAACTGCGCTTGGTCGTCTCACCTTGTACGCCCACCGTGGTCGTATCGGTAAAGCCCATCTTCCAGCCGCAGGGCATTTTCTTGGCTTTTAATCCACTTGCCGAGCCAGCAAAGCCACCCGCAGCGGACACCTTAATCGTATAGGTATTTATGCCAGTAAAGGTAATTTTAAACACACCATTTAAATTAGCATTACTCGCGCCAGAAAGCGTTATCCACTCACCGTTTAAACGTCCATGCGCTGTGTCGGTAATCGTTACTGTTGAGGTATCGCCTGCCACGCCTGTAGCCGTGACTGTTTTTTCGTTATAGCCATTAACCAACACGGCATCAAGCAAGGTCACATACGAGCCTGCTCTGGTATTAATAAATGGTGCACCAATATCGGTACTGCGGTAGATTTGTACGGGGCCTGTAAAAGCGGCTGGCATAGGGAATCCTTAGGGTGAGTATCATAATAAAATAATGGCGTAGAGACGCGATTTATCGCGTCTTCATACGTGTACGAATACTTGTATGGCATGTTATCAAACAGCCGCGCGAAACCTAGACGCGCTACCTCGCGGCTCTACGGTGTTGTTACGGGTGTTGCGCCGTCTGCCTTTGCTTTTGCTTTGCTTACTTCTAGCACGGTATACCCAGCTATGCTGGCAAAGTTATCGGCAAGCGCGTCATCAATAGGCTCTGACACCCTGCCTTGCGCTGTTGCAGTAAACGCCACCCCATTAATATTTTCTGACGCATTGGGCAGCACACATAATACTTGTTTCATGGCGTCTCCTTAGGCGAAGGGTTTCCAGTTGGCACCCGTTGGCACGATGTTTTTAATCACCACATGACGCTGACGAATACCCACGCGCAAATAGCCAGACATAAATTGCGCCCATGTTTTCGCCAACTGATTAGTGACCGCCAGCTCTACGCGTGCCATAGGAATTAAAGACCGCCAGGTAATAGGTTTAGTACCGTTTTGTCCCAAATCTAAAACATAAGCGGTAGTGGTGCCAGGAATCTCTTCATTAAGATCGTTATATACCGTAGTCGCGCCGCCAGAAACAGGAATACGCACCATTTCACGCACATCGCTTAACGCATTCGTACCGTTTTTTCTACTCCGATAAATAACATAGCCTGTTTCGGTGCCCGCCACGGATTTAGCAATGGTTAACATTACTTTTTTACCCGCTGCCACCGCAGTTTGTGCCGTAACGACACCAAGCGATTGACCCTCAGCATTAATGCCCGTCACCACGTAATAATAATTGCCCGTATTACTGGCAAACTTAGTACCACCATCGGTAACCGTTGCATCGATGCTCACACTTGCAGGCTTAAACGCATTAGCCGCTGCGGTAGCTGGATTTAATAATTCAAACGGGACTTTTTCGCGCTCATCACGCACAAAACGATCTTGATTGGTTTTAATAACCCCAAAACTGGTATTAATATCAGTGATCACCGCGCCATTGGCTATTTCTGTTGGCTTATCATTTAAACTTATTCTAAACGCTGGATTTAACGCATCGTTTAAATCTTTTTGCACAGAATAATTCATAAAAATATCCGTCGCATTGCCATTACCACGGTAGGCAATAACCTCCGCCGCGCGTGAAATCATATTAATATCATTCAGCGCAGCACCTTGTAAGTCAATAATATGATCACTTGAATGTAATGATTTTAATTGCGTCGCAATACCATCAAACTCAACGCCCACCACCGCCGAATTACCCTCAAATAACAAATATTCTACATCGCGCAATAATTGCAAAGCACCGTTTTGCACCTCCACCGACTCAGGCTCTAAGATACTATTTTGCGCTGCGGCAATAGTCGACACTTGCCGACGCGTCATTAAATGCTTGACCATACCCACGCGTCGGGTTAACGACCCCGTCGCATCTTTAATAATGCCCATCTCAGCATTGACCGAACCACCCAAATAGCCACCTATATCACTTAATTCTGTCCACTCATCAACCGTTGCCGTGCAGGTTTCTTTAGGTAATTTATTGTACAGTGCAAAATGCGTAGTGTTATAAAGCAAACTCATTAACGAATGCTCTAAGGATTGAATGCGCAGCGCACCGCCACCTGTTAACGTGGCTGAATCTGTGCCATACCCTGCTTGCAAGGCTTTTTGTAATTGTGCCATTTCTTCAGTGGCAGCGGTTAACGTCGATAGTTGCATGATAAACTCCTTATAACAGATTGATTTTATTAATTAAATGGGCTGGTACATTCGCTTCATTAAAGCCTGCCAGTTCCAGAACAGAAACATCAGCGGGCAAAAGTTTCCCAGCAGAAGTTAATTTTAAGGCCTTTGCCATAAAGCTTTCGGCATTGACAAAGGGCGCAGAAACAACTGACTTTCTGCCACTGCCCTCCTGACGCAACCCTATTACACTGTGCTGCAATGCCAGTATGGCTTCATTTTGCGCCTTAATTAACTGCATTAAGCCACCCATTGATTTTAAAACCTGCTCTTGCTGCGTGCTATACAACGCCTCTTGCTCCTCAATTTGCACAGACAACGCTTTAATTAACTCAGTGCCCTCAACCGCCTCAACGGTGCTGCCATCAGGCAACTGGACGGAAAAAGCTTTGCTTAACGTAGCATCGACCTCTTCATTATCCTCAGCCAAATCATCCTTCTCATCAACGTGGTGCTCAGTCAGTGCTTTGGCTAAACGTAACGCTTCAATTTCTTCAAGCAATGCGTCAAAATCATTCATATGGTTGTATTCCTATAAGTGTGTTAAAAGCATGGTATTAAAACCATCAGGTAAAGGCTTAGTGCATCATGCACGGTTAAGATCGGTTAAAAATTGGTTCTGGAAAGCCTGCGCTTCGCTGGTCGTAAAACCAAACTGATGCTGTGCATACTGAGTGATATGATGCGGCGACAAGGTCTGAGTTCTTAACTGCTTGGCTAACAGATTACGATAATAAGCGTAAGGCTTACCGTATAAAGACGCTATGCGTAACGCTGCACCGCCTGTTAAATTCGCCACATCAGCGCCTTGTGCGTCTGCGGTTAACGCTTTTATCACAAAGCCATTCAGGCTTTTAGCAAACACCCCTACAGGCGCAGCCGACACCTCAGGCACAGTTTTATTAACGGGACAACGATCTAACGCAATATTATTCCAGCGCACCTTATCCACCACGGCAATCTTCTCGCCCGTACTGGGTTCGATACGCACCGATTTTGACAACACCACACCGCCCACCGAAGGATACCAACGGCTGGGCGGCTGTTGTCGGGTTAAAGAATCCCAAACCATATTGGCATTTTTAGCCATGGCTGATTCACCCGTATACAACTGCACCTTTACAAAAGTTTTAGTATTATTTAGCTGCACATCGATCGGCTTACCAATCTCATATTCCATAAAATTAGCAAGCCCTGATTTTGCCCCTAAAATAGAATAATGCGACAAATCAACATTGCCATGGCGCAAATAATACTCAGCAGAATCGCTTAAGGCCTTGGCAAGGATTATTTCATTTTGATGATCAACCTCTTCATTAGACGCTTCAAAATACAAATAGCGCGCGCCATTCTCTTCGGCAGGCGTAGCTTTAAGTAACCCGCCTACCACAAGGTAATCAGGAAGCTGAGTAAGTAAATGCTGAGTAGTATTGATAATGTTCATAGCTAGTAGACTACTGTCACGACAGCCTATAAAGCAATAACGGTGGAAAAGCTTACCGTGTAGACCGCATAGAAACGCAGGGCGAATAAGCGATAGCGTCATGCACCTTTGGGTTATTTGCCGGATGACGCTAGCGCTTATCCGGTCTACGCTATGTCGTGACAGTATATTAAGCCTTAGTTACTCATTCCTTAGGATGCTCCATGCCACTGCTTATTTTTATTAAACCGCTTGCTAAATCCTTTATCCCAGCGCACACGCGACGAACCAAAGACGGCAAGGTTATTTTTTTCAAAGGTTCTGGGCTTCGTTACAGTTATCCAACGGGCAGCCCCTTACCGTAACGTTAGGTACACTATTGATTTAGCTCTTGATGGCTTGAGCAAGCCGTTAACATTAAAAACTATCATGACTTAAAAGCAAAAACACGGCGCACAGACAACTCTGTGCGCCGTGTTAACTAAAAATATCGGCTTAATGCTGATATTGCACTAATACAGTAAAACCAGCCCACTGACCTGAAGTATCCACACCAATCACCAAGGTTTTTCCTGATACATCAGTGCTATCGATAGAAACAGGCGCATCATAAGCAATATTATTGCTGTCGATATAGCGCACCGTGCCAAAGTTTAAAATAGTGTTTACACCATCTTTAGGTTTATGCGTTAACACAATGCGATCATTGCTTACTACTAAAGATTCAACACTGGTTGAAATAACTACCGCCGCCGCAGCCGCATCAGCATAGGTTTTTAACGAAGCATCCAAATTAGTAATGGCAACACCACGATTAGTGATTTCATCACCTAAACCAGTCTCTACAGCACTTACCCTGCCTTTAAACGCAGTATCAATATCTACCAAAAAACCTGTATCAGCTGAACCCGTTACCGAGATAAACTCAGCAGTGCCAGCAACGGTTGAGTTAGTGTTGTCGATAATGTCAACACCCGCTAAAGCATTCCACACTAAGCCATCATTAGCATTTGCCATAAAAGGTGCACTTGCACCGACAGCAAACCAACCAGAAGTGCTTACTTTGTAATAGTCGCCCGTATCGCGTTGCGTCAAAGCTGACAAATCAAAGGCCGCAGCAGAAGTAGAGCCCCCCGCAAGGGTGTTTACATAGTTAAACACATTACCCAAACTATCAATACGCGACGTTAACGCCGCATCTGCTTGCGCTAAGGCACCAAGCTTAATAGTTAACCCTTCAATTGACGCTTCCGATCTTTTTAAAAGTCCCATTATAGTCTCCTTAAATATTAACAATACACGTGTGTCATAGTCGTGCAACTGAGAAGAGCAACCTTAATTTAGTTGCTTAATAAGCTTTCTAATGCTGTCAAAATACGGCTTATGCTGTGCGTTCCATTCTTTTCTAAGCGCCTTAAACTGCGTACTACTTATCTCTAAACTGATGGTTTTATCTGCTTTAATAATCGCGTAACGATACCCTTTGGCTATCACCCACGCAGCAAAATAATGATCACGAACAATCATCTTATAAAATTTTAGACAAATACGAAACAACCGCATATTTGCCTGTAAAATCATATTCCTGATCTAAAAATTTAATCTTTTGGCTCGCCTTGATAATCATCACCTGATCATGCTCCTCCATCACAAATTGCTCATTAGCATTAACGGCAAACACTAACGCCATGTTAAACACCAAGTCGCCAATGGGCTCGCGTGGTAAATCACAATAATTATTGATAATAGGCAGCATTGGCGTAGTAATTAATTCGGCAAAGGGAACCCCCTGACTACCCGTATTACCCGAGGGTCCAGCAGGTCCCTGAATGCCTACGGTTAAAATCTTTATGATGTTATTTTCAATAACACTCATAATTAACGCTCTCTTAACACAATACGACCATTAGCAAGCGTATTCACAAAGCCTCGCAGATCGATGGTACGAATAAAATAAACAAACTCACCCTTACCTAAAGCGGCTGTTTGCTGATCTGAAATAAGAATATTGATATTATATTTGCCCTGTATGCCCACAGTAATACGCCCCGTATGAGTGCTTTCACTTAATAACGGCAAAACATCTTGGGAATTTTTTCTTATCTCAATCAGCACATCCCAGCCTGCGGTATCAAACAAACGACCTTTGGCATCTGCATAACCTAAACAAATTGATAAACTATCTTGACTATACTCAACAAAATCTAATCGTGCCGTTTTGTTGATTATTACCGTTTTTGCCATCTTGTGTTCCTTTTTAAGGCTCTACGCCCACTGGATAAACTGTGTGTGTTATTGTCCTTAAGCTAAAGGCAATTTTTGCATTTCAGCTCGGCTTCTAGCTCAGAAATACGCCTGTCATTGACAGCACGTTCCTCTATTAATTGTTCTATTTGCTCAGCCAGCTTGGCATTGGACTCATTTAATCGCGTCACCTCTTCACGCAGCAAATCAATTACATGAGTATTCGCATCGGTGATCTTATTGCTTAAAATAATGCGCCTAAAAAACATCCATAAGGCGGGTACGCCTATAGCCAACCCTGTTGCAGCCGTGCTGATAGTCTCCACAGGAACTTCTTTAATTTCCACCTAAATACCCACCTTTTATTATTTACCTGGCCTGACCTTAACTTACTGTCACGACAGCCAAAGCCCTTAACTTTATTTACTCAACACGCACCCAAAGACCACGGCAATGCGGATGAATAACCCCCGCCGCCAACCACCATAGCTCATGCTCAGCTCTCGCCACCAAGCCCGCCTCAGTGCGTTTTCGTGCGCTGCTAGCGCGGTCTATATTAGTTTTACCTACCCATATCTGCGTGCGCCCATCTTTAACGGGCAGTTCAGGATCAACCACCTCCATCACCATGCCGTCTACTTTTTTACAAAAGCCACAGGCACCGCGATACTGCTCAATGCGTTTCAGTTTTGTGCCAAGAGCTTGCGCCGCAACAAAACCCTGCAAAGACATTTCACCCGTTTCTGTTAACGCTATACGTCGCCAATCGCGGTTTAAGTTAGCAAACGTATCGCCTAAGCGTTGCTCCAAATATTGAGGTGTCGCCGTATGATCGCCTGACTGTTTTTTTAAGGCATGCGCCATTAATACCTGTTGAATAGACGCACGCGCCTCCCTCGATAACGCAACAATATTTTCCGCCGCACGCACCGCACCATAATCCAAACAGGCTTTAGCCACGGGCGCTAACCGCAAAGCCTGCACCACAGCCTCTAAAGTAGTGGGCAGCGTAGCGCGTAATGCCGCCACCTGCGCTAACGAAATAGACTCCTCATGGCTAGCTTGCCAATGCGCCTGCACCGCCCCCATCATCAAACTTTGTGCACTCTGAGTCAGTGCCTCATCAATCAGCACATCGGAGGGTAAATAGTTACGCACCAAGAGCCGTGTCAATAAACTTAAATCCTTAACAGTAAAGGCCTCAGGATGAATACCCGCTAAATAATCCGTCACCCGCCCCGCCTCGGCGTCATGCCAAACACTGGCATACAGCAACTCCTCAGGCACCGACAATCCAGCCTTATCAAGCTGCTGACGCTGACCCGCCAGCCACTGGTTTAAGGCAACGCGAAGCGCCGACACTCTAAGCATGCCGCTTTCATAGTAGTCCTCAACCAAGCCACGGATAAACGGGTTCTCATGGGCTTCAAAAATATCGTGCGGGGTATCGTGGTTATGGGCTTTATGGAAGGGATGCTCCTTTGTTGTGGGTGTCGTGGTGATAGTGTTGTTTTCTCCTCCAGCTAGGTAATAGGCAAGTTTAGACGCCAACGGTTCGCCGTTTTCATCCACATCTTTGGATGAATCACCCTTGAAGTCTTGCACTCTTTTAGCTAAACTGATAACAGCCTCAGCCGAGCGGATTGAAATCGGATCGAGATTATCTTCTCTGATTGTCGCGTCAACCCATTGAGCGGCTGGGGTTAACTCATCAAATTCTATAGATTCTACTGAATAGACCTTGTTGCCTTGGTTATCACTGGCAAATTCCTTCACAGTCATCTTCACCAGTCTTACATGGTCATAGACATTTAACGGTGCAAAAAATCGATGAATAGCCGTTATGTTGGTATTTCCATCCCTATCTGGCTTACTCCACCCCAAGACTGACCTCCTAAACAAATCATCCACATTCGCTACAGCTAATGAATGGCCTGCGGCTGATTCTGACTTACCAACCGCTTTGCTGCTTAACATCTTATCCAAATTATTGCGAGACAAAGTAACGATCATGCCTGTTTGCGTATTTTCTAAAGGCTTATTTTGAAATTGCTTTACAGCATTACGCGCTTGGTCAAAATTATAGGCTTCCCTTATTGGCTTTGCCGCAGCTAAATCCCAATCACCAAACCACCTTTTAAACTCAGGCGTTCTAACCATTGCCCATTGTTCGGCAGTTAGGTTAGACGGCTTGCCATTGGGGGATAAACGGACGGATGTACCTTCAGACGCGGCAAACCGTCCCAGCCCATCATGATGGCTATTGGCTTTATTGAAGGGCTCAAGTGCAATAGTCTGCCAATCGATTGGCTTGACAAAATCAGTGAATCCGTCAATACTTATAGTGGGAGAGCAACTACTTGTTTCGGCAAGTTCCCAGCCCGACTCATTGAGTTGACCAACGACGCTCCGGCAATCTGGTGATGGTTGCAATTCTTCAATCATGTCACGCAAGCGGGTAAAGGCGGTGGAAGCCCCAAACGACTTTTTAAGCCGTTCTGGGGCTTTGTTTTTTTCTAATTTAGACCCTCTTGCCTTCGGTCTGCGATAGGTTTGTACGTTTCTGTCGTATTCTTTTTTGTCCCAACAATGCGCCGATCTAAACCGGTATTCCTTAGCATCGTTCCGCCATTCCAAAACTACCGCGTAATAAGAGTCAGTCTTTTGTTTCTCGATGTACACATCACGATTTCCATTCTCAAGAATAATGTCTGGCTTACTAATGGTCTCGATTAAGTGCTGCATTAGCCTCGCACGTTGCTGGTCAAAATTGCGTTTACCTGTTGTTTTGTCCGCTTTTGTATAGGCATGGTTTTGATTTTCATTAAAATTTATTATCGCTGAAAAGCATCCCGATTTACGATGGATAGTGATACGCCAATGCCCAGCAATGTGGTTGCTAAAATAAGCTTTAGCTTCTTGTAAGGTATTAATGTCATCAGATTTTGGCAGATAAGGATGGTTATCATTGTTTTTGGCAAACCGCCCCAGCCCATCATGGTGGCTGTTGGCCTTCTGGAGGGGTTCAAGTGCAATAGTCTGCCAATCGATTGGCTTGACAAAATCAGTGAATCTGTCAATACTATCAGTGAAAGCAAAACGCCAGCCAATACCTGATAATACAGGTGCGTCCCCTGGCTCTAATGAGTTGACCAACGACGCGTCGGATGTGCAGTTATGTTTCGGCGGCGATTGCAGTAATGCAGTCGAGTCACGCAAGTGGGAAAATGTGGTGGTCTCGCCTAACGACTTACTTAGTCGTTTAGGCGAGATATTTTTATCTGTTTTTTTGCCTCGTGTTAATGGGCGATTATACGTTTTTAAGTTGTTATTAAACTCTTCTTTACTCCAAGGATGGGCTGATCTGAAGCGGTATTCATTAGCTGATTCTTTCCATTCTAAAACCACGGCATAATGCAGTCCGTCTATTTGTTTTTCAATAAATAAATCCCTGCTACCATTTTGTAAGATAACATCTGGCTTTGTAATAGCATTAAACAAGTGCTGCATTAGTCTTGCACGTTTTACATCAAACTCACGCAGCCCTGTTGCCTCATTTGTTTTTGTATAGGCGTGATCTTTGTTATCGTTTAAATTCAATTTAGCTGAGAAATTGCCCGCCTTGCGCTGAATAGTGACTTGCCATATCCCAGCAATATGATTTTGATAGTAATGCGTAGCCTCTTGTAAGGTGCTAATACTCTCAGAAGATGGCAGATTAGTTTCTTGACCTAAAAGTCCAGAAGCAAACCGCCCCAGCCCATCATGATGGCTATTGGCTTTATTGAAGGGTTCAAGTGCAATAGTCTGCCAATCGATTGCCTTGACAAAATCAGTGAATCCGTCAATACTTACCTTGGGATAGCAACTACTTGTTTCGGCAAGTTCCCCACCTGGCTCTAATGAGTTGACCAACGACGCGTCGGATGTGCAGTTATGTTTCGGCGGCGATTGCAGTAATGCAGTCGAGTCACGCAAGTGGGTAAATGTGGAGTCAGCCCCAGACGATTTACTTAATCGTTCTGGGGCTTTTTTTTGTGTAGTTTTTTTACCGTGTGGTGCAGGACGTAGGTAATTTTTAAGATTACTTTCATATTCCTCTTTATCCCAACAATGCGCCGATCTAAAGCGGTACTCCTTAGCTGAATCCTTCCACTCCAACACCACGGCATAATGCACGCCGTTCATTTGTTTTTCGATAAATAAATCCCTGTTACCGTTTTGCAAAATAACATCAGGTGCGCTAATGGTATCAAGCATTTTCGGCATAAATTCAGCCCTTACCGCGTCAAATTCACGCGTTCCGGTGTCTTTGTTGGTCTTAGTGTAGGCATGGTCTTGGTTTTCATTAAAATTGACCTTCACATCAAAAGTACCCGCTTTGCGTTGAATCGTTAGCCGCCATACGCCAGCAAGGTGATCTTGATAATACTGCGCAGCCTCTGGCAAGGTGCTGAGGGCAGTTTCAGCCTTGCCCGTCTCAGACGCGGCAAACCGCCCCAGCCCATCATGATGGCTATTGGCTTTATTGAAGGGCTCAAGTGCAATAGTCTGCCAATCGATTGGCTTGACAAAATCAGTGAATCCATCAATACTTACCTTGGGATAGCAACTACTTGTTTCGGCAAGTTCCCCACCCAGCTCATTGAGTTGAACAAGGGCGCTCTGACAGGTCGGAGGCGTTTGTGACTTTTCAAACGTGTCACGCAAGTGGGTAAATGTGGAGTCAGCCCCAGACGATTTACTTAATCGTTCTGGGGCTTTTTTTTGCCCTACTTTTCTGCCCCTAACAGCGGGCTTTGTATAATTCTTTTTGTTGCGGTCATATTCCATCTTATCCCAACAATGCGCCGATCTAAAGCGGTACTCCTTAGCTGAATCCTTCCACTCCAACACCACGGCATAATGCACGCCGTTCATTTGTTTTTCGATAAATAAATCCCTGTTACCGTTTTGCAAAATAACATCAGGTGCGCTAATGGTATCAAGCATTTTCGGCATAAATTCAGCCCTTACCGCGTCAAATTCACGCGTTCCGGTGTCTTTGTTGGTCTTAGTGTAGGCATGGTCTTGGTTTTCATTAAAATTGACCTTCACATCAAAAGTACCCGCTTTGCGTTGAATCGTTAGCCGCCATACGCCAGCAAGGTGATCTTGATAATACTGCGCAGCCTCTGGCAAGGTGCTGAGGGCAGTTTCAGCCTTGCCCGTCTCAGACGCGGCAAACCGCCCTAATAGGTCATGCGTTGGGTTAGCTTTGGCTAAATAACGCTCAAAGGCTAACAAGCATTTTGCCAAGCGGATACGCTCCGGCACAGGCGCAGTTTTAAAGCGGGTTTTCATTGCCGTGACGGCGGCTTCGATGTGGTGTATCGTCATAGTGAGCTGTTATCCATTAAGCGCAACCGCTTGCAAGCTTGGCGTGGCGATACGGTCATCATAATGTTCAAGCCAAACATCCAATGCTTTGACAAGCAACGGTTCTGAGTCTGGCAATTGCGCGGTAGCAGCTTCAATTAAATCAAGCAGTTGCTCAGGCGAATCAGGGCGATAATCGCCAGATAAGATGCCCTCAAGTGTCGCGGGTGCGTCAGTGGCGGATTTGACAAGGTGCGGATATAGGGCTATATTTTTATCCGCCTCGGTCTGGACCTGTAAGGTGGGCGCTGGGGGGTTATCAGATAATCCCAGGGTGGATGCCCTTAACGCCAGTAAGTCAGTTCTACTAGCCAAGCGCAGATTTTGCGCTTCGGCTAGACCCTCAAACGCTTTTCTAAATTGCCCAAGCTTTACTGGTCTTAGTCTTTCACGAAGGCGATTGACTTCTTCTTTGCTTCTTGGTTGTGCTGTTGATAATGTGCATTTATTAACGCTATCCACAGTTAAAACAACAATCTCAAACCTATCCATATCAATTTTTTTGCCTATATATAAATCACGTCCGTTTGACTCAAGAATAATAGTCGGCTGTTGTAATGTAGGTAAAATCTTATCCATGTGAACGGCTCGACTAGCATCAAAAACACGCGACCCACGATAGTGTTTTTTATTGTCCCAGGTGTCGGGCGTTTCTCCTTCTTTTGCTTCTCGCGTATAAATATGGCTGTTGAGCCTATCAAAAAATACGGCAATTGGCTGTAAATTTGATTTTATTTTCACATCAATTAAAAACGATTTTCCGGCAAGGTTAGCTTGATAATAATCATGCGCTTGCTGATATGTCGCAATAGTTGAGCTTGGCGGGATCGTTTGACTATCACCTATGTCAACCGCCTGTTTAGGCAAACTTCCGCCCCGTTGCCCCTGCCTGCCCTCAGGGTGACTGAAGGACTTGTTCAATTCACCGCTGCCTTCCCTATCAGCTTCCAGACTTCCCGATTGACTGTCGGTATCGTCATTGTCCATTTCACCTTCCGGCGTATCTTCACCTTCTGGCTGTTGCTGTGCCTGCAACTGCATCCACGCATTCAACAAAGAAGCCTCCACGGGCGCATCGCCCAGGACACCATCAATTTTTTCATAACCTTCTTCGGCGCGTAATTCATTCAGCGTCAACAGGGTTTTGCGTAATTCATACTTTTTATCTTGATCCTCAACATCCAAACCCGTCCAACGAAAGCAAAAATCATTATCTAATTCATTCACCACATAATCGGTTAGCACGTTCTCAAAATAAGACAACAACGGACGTAAACCGCTATCTTTAGAAGCCGCCAATTTTTCAGCGGTATCATTACCCCCTAACGCACTGGTACTGCCGCCAGTAAAACTATCAAAGTTAATCTCACTGGGTGACATGCCATAAATGGCACAAATCAGCGAAGTTAAAAAAGTCATCCACTTAGCAAACATCATCTCATTAAAATCAATGCCAAACTTTTCAAACGCGGCACGCGATTCCTGATCTTTTGACACCAACACAGGAACAGTTAAATGGCTATCCAAGCCTTTCACCATACCTTGCCAATAGCGTTTAAAAGCACTTAAATCTTCTTGCGAATAATTACCGCTTAAATGCAAGATGCCTTTTGGAATCGAGTTTTTATCAAACACATTACTATTAAGTGTCATGGCATTTAAAAAACTGGTCACCACGCGCACTAACAGCTCAGTTTCAGGCAAACCATAGCCGATTGCCGAAACATCTGAGCGTGGATTTCTGGCCTCATAGATTAAATCATCATAGCCATAAGCCGTTCGCACCAAGCCATTAACAACCTGCACGGCAAACAGATCTTTATTATTTCTATAGCCTGATTCTGGACATAACCGTATCGTTGCGCCATCAACCAAATATAAACCCACAATACCAAGCCTACGATCCTTGGCACGCTCGGTTTCTATCGCCACAGAATCCAAAAGTAAACTATCTCGGGTAGCTTTTCCCATAAACTGCGCAAAGCTATCACGCCGCAAAATTTTACGGGCTCTGGCAGAAGATTCATTACCACAATGGCTAATAAAACTAATGTACTGAGCAATTTTTTCGTGCTCGCTGGCGGTTAATTGATGCTTTCTATCCACATGCCTGATTTCAAACCCAGGCAATGTAGTATTGCTCTCACAGACCCGACAAAACCGCTGCACCTGCCTTACGCGAGTCATAATAACCGCATTTAAAACAGGCGTTTGTGCCGCCATAGCGCGTAAGCCATCAAAACTTATGGTTGAAGGTCGTTCCCAGTAATCACCCTGACTATTTAGCTGAAACTCATCTAAAAAAGCCGACTGCATACCAGGCGAATGCTGTACTGAATTAGCTGAGGGAAAAGGGACTAAGGCAGGATCAATCGCCTTTAAAAGAGGGTCATTATTATGAGCCAGCGCCGTTATTTCGGCCAAGACCTCAGCAGACAATAACTCAGTATCCGTGGGTTGATAGGTTTTCTGTAACGCCGCCAGCGCGTCAATACGCTCATCTTCTGGTGCGAAAAAATTAAAAGCAGTATGCTGAGCATTATCCATAAGCAAGCGAGACAAGTGAGTGATAATAGATTTAGCATACTGTCACGACCACAGCTTAAACAATAAACAGCTAGCAAGGGCCTCAATAGGAAAAAAATAAGCGCCCGAGCACGCTTAACTAAACCGTCTGGCAGAGCAGACGCGCTACGGGTATCAATTGATTAATTCAGGCCTAATCACGTTACGCCTGCATAATGAGAAGTGTTGCGTGCGCCCTTGTATAGTTCTGTAAGAATTGACAATGTATAGACACTTGTTAAACTGCCAGCATGGATATTTATGTTGAAATTGATGGCGATAAGTTTGTTTGGGATGAAGACAAAGCGGCTAAAAACTGGCGTAAACATGGCGTCCGCTTTGAAGTTGCCGCTAGCGTTTTCGCCGACCCCCTATTTGTGCTGCTCGATGCATCGCGCCAAGGTGAGTGCCGTAATGCCGCTATTGGTTTTGATAATACTGGACAATTGCTTTATGTCGTACACATTGAGATAGAAAACACGGCTCTTCGCATTATTTCTGCACGCCGCACCGATCCTAACGAGGAAATACATTATGCTTTCTGAACGCTTGAAAAAACGCCTAGATAAAGACAGACCCATGATGTCAATTACGCTAAGTATTCCTGTTGATGTGGTTGAATCAATGAAGGCAATCGCCCCGCACAAGGGCTTTACCGGATACCAAACCTTGCTTAAATCATATATCAGTGCAGGAATGCGGCAAGATGAATCACGTTATTTAGCAAGTTCAACAACTAAACTGATTGCCGCATTAAAAAAACACGGCGTTCCCGATAGCGTAATCGAAGCAGCAGAACGCGAATTGGTTTAACCGCGCAAAAAATAGGCAAGAAAAAAAATAAGCGCCCGAGCACGCTTAACTAAACCGTCTGGCAGAGCAGACGCGCTACGGGTATCAATTGATTAATTCAGACTTAAGACACCCGTAGTACAGCTAAGTTCGCGCTACAGCCCAGCGCCACTCACAGACAAGGCAAAAAAGCTAACGGTTGACATAACAATAGCATTTTTGCGCAACTCAACATTACCCGAAGCATACGTACAGCCGCCTATTTTTTTAAGCATGTCACCGGTTAATTTATCTAAAATTAAAATATCAAACACCCTACCAGACAACGCATCATTTGCATTCTCAAACTGAATACCATAAGTTCTAAGTGTTTCCTTCTGCATCACCATCTTTTGCACATGCACCTGATACCGCGCCATAGTCGGCACATACTCAAGCGGAGCAATATCGCCAATACCCAAAGCAGGTTCGGGCGAATAATCCTCATTTAAAGTAAACGATTGCGCAAAGCCAATCACATTACTATCAAACGTTAATACGATACGATTACCACTTTGCACATTTGAATTAACAGTCGCCATGATTATAATTTCCTAATTAATTAGCGCCAGAATAGGCTACAGTGTGAATAGTAATGCCAATATAATTGGCAGGAATGATAGGCGAGCACTGGAATTCTAAGCGTATCCAATCAGCCCCCTCAGACACCGTAAGGCCTTTATACGATGGATTTTTTGCATCCCCCACTAACACCCCTAAACCTTGTGGCTCCATTTTAGACAACTCATCTAACGCTGTTTTAGCGCGTGAAATAACCTCAGCTCTCATATACGGCGTTTTCTTTTTACCACGCAAGGGATCCAAAATATTGCGCACAGCTTGCGCAGTAAAATCGGCTGCAACCCCCACCGACATTTCGCGCTTATGGTAATTATTTGTTTGTGCAGTAGTAATTGATTGCAATACCTTCACCACACCATCAAAGTTTCGCACACAACACACCACACCATTACTGATTAACTTATCCGTTTGTTCTGGGTACACCAACCACTTTTGCATCCCCGTTACATTGATTGATTTATTCGTTAACGCCGTGCCAGGCGTAACCCCGCAAATCATGCCCGCTAACAACGCCGCCGTACAATAAGGCGGATACATGATTAACTTACCGACACTATCTTTTTCCACATCAGAAAAGCCCAAATGCACAACAGAAGCACGCTCATTGTTCATAATTACCGCTATATTGCCCGCGTCCGTATCAGAAATGCCACTAGACAACCCAAACAAAGCGCGACGCTCCATAAAAACAGTGTTACTCATATACTCACAATGTGCATTAACAAGCGCAAATATGCTATTTGTAGCGGTAGCCCCGGCATCGTCAGTTAACGGCACAAGCCAATTAACACGATGCACACGCAATAAATCAATGGCATCTGACCAGTTTTGATAAGTCGCCACGGGCGCTGTATTCGCGCCCATCAGCACCTCAATGTTCGCCACATCCTTCTCAACACCAGGCGTCACAGTGACCAACGGGGAACCATTGCTTGTCATTTTCGAGAACTGAAGTGCCACAGCACGCACATGACCTGTTATCCACACACCCGCCGCATGTTTTTCAATAGGTTTGAGGCTGGTCGAAGCCTGACTAATTGTTTTATTGCTTATCAGATCCAGCCAAGAGGACAGTGCACCCTTCACGCCTGCGCCCTTGTTGTCGACATCACCTTCGCCATTTTTGCCGACATCAATAGAATTCAATCCTGATATTTTTTTAGCATTAATTGCCTCTATAAGTGCACCAACAGTGCCATACGCTGAAAACAAAAACTCATTGCTACTTATCGTCAGCTTATCCGCCGTAACCGATACAGATAAATTAGCCGTAGCCGTAGTCGCAGTCAGTTGAAAATAATACGCAGCAGAACTCGGGCTACTAGCCAAGATTGCACCCGTATCAGCATTAATTATCGCAAGATCCTTAGTGGGCTTGCCCACTCTTGGAAGAATACCGTCTTTTATACTGACCTTTAAATTCATCCCCGCTATGGCCTGCGTCAACGTTAAAGCAGTTGAGCCAGTGGTTGAGGGTAGGGTTTGCGTTGGCAGAGTACCTGTAGTTTTTGCGTTCACAAATAACAGATAATCAGGACAGCCCGTCTCATTAGACGGATTAAAGGCTTTTTCAATCGCCTTTAAGGCAAAGGTATCAACCGGGTCTCTTAATTGACGGGCGGCCTCTGCATAACTATTAAAACGCACCACAGTCATCGGGTTAATAGTTTTGGTCGCCCCAACTAAGGCCAACACATTGCCAAAATTTGACGTTTTTGCATCCATACCCGAGGCATCAACGGCACTTGCCGTCACGGGGGTGATATAATTTGAACCATTAAAATTAAAGCTCATTGTTACTCCTAGACTTAATAAATTGGGCGATTGATAAAGGCAGAAAATTGCAGAGTAAACACTTCTTCAGTGTTCTGAGCGCCCCCAGTAGACAGCACATGCGCACTAAACGCCTCAATTAAACTGCCCGAAACATTGTCATTTCTCAGCCTCTGCGCAAACTCCACGACCTCAAGCAAAAGCGGCTCAGGATCATTCTTTTTAATAACAGAAGGTGCTACGGGCGCAGCAGGTAGTGTTGAATCAATTATTGTGGCGGTGGTCATCTAGTTATCTCATCGTTAACATTGGTTACAGTAATTATCTCTAATAATGGTGATTGCGTCATAACCAATGCAGTCAATGACACACAGCTAAAACGCGTTTCGCTCATATAAGTAGGCCATGGGTATAAAGTAAATTCTTCTCGATCAGATTGCTGCACATCGATTTGTAATAAGCCAGCAAAATCAAACACCTCAAAATTTGCCAACAACACAGCTTTAACAGCCTTTCTAAAAAGATTGCGTTCATCACCATTAAGTGACCAACACGTAATGCTTAACTGTGATTGTGTATACCAGCCAAATTCATCCACATCGTCAGCTAAAGCATAGCCAAGGCCAAAATTATCCACCTGATTATGCTCAACATGCAGCGTAACCAAGGGAAATTGCGCATCCTCAAATTGCGGAGACGATAACAATACCGGAATGACCGCATTGCTTGGATGTGTTAATTTACCCGCATGCAGCATAGCATTAAGGCCCAAATCAAGGCGATCGCGCACACACAACAACGGATCAATCGACACATCAGTAAAGCTATTCGCCACCGTGACCTGCTTAGCCAAAAACTGATCATCCCAGACTTTACCGTCAAAATAGACAGGCTTGTAAAAATACGACACCGCATTACTCACGCCAGCCGTATCAATAAACACCGACTCACCGCCCTCATAAATAACCTCAACAGCACTGGACGCATCAGTAAAATCACCCGTGGTATTACGCAGCACGCGCCACGATAGCGCATTACTGGGCGGGTTAAGCATTACTTTTACCGCCTCACCGGCGGCCAAGGGAATTAATAATCTAATCATATTGCTTAGGTTACTGTCACGACAGCACACCGCGTTAATTATTTTATTTTAGCTCCCAACGTATCCTCGCCCGCATTACCATTACCATGCACATGATTTATTAAACTTATGCCCTTAGCCATAACATCACCATCAACCTTAACATCACCCGTTATCGTAATAACATTGTCGCCACCCACCACAATCTTAGTGCCTTTATTCATTAAAGTAATAAACACCTCACGGTCATCATTCTTTGTTAACGCCCATTTTTTATCATAATCTTGACCAGATAAATCCTTATGCACCTGCGTATCATTAATTGCAATCATCACCCCAGACGGATGATATAACTCCACATTACCGAACTCATCAACCGTAGAGTACACATCAGAATAATGCCGATCTATGCGCCGATTATCCTTAAACTGAAGCTGCCCCACCTGAGGAAACCAAAAGCCCAACACAAACGGTAACTGTTGAGAACAATAATCAATCATGACATACACCGGATTATCCTCAGTAATCGTGCCAGGTAAATTACTGCTGCCGCTCGTACCGCTTGCTGAAGGCGACAACACCATCACCGCCGCAAGCTTCCTGCCGTCATCAAGTAACGCCACATCAACAGAATGCGAATCAGGATTAACAGCGGTAACACGCGCTAAAATTGCCATAAAAAACCTAAAGTTACACACTAAAAAAATAGAAAAATAAGCGCCAGAGCACGCATTTATCGCGTCTTATTCACTCACTAAAAAACTCACAAGCGACACTCTCAACAGCAACCAAATAGCCACTCACACTGCATACACCGCCCTTAAACGAAGCGCAGTGTGCACACGTTAAAGCAACCTGCTGACTAGAAGTATCAGGAATAAACAACAGTGCAGGTGCAAAACAGGCACTTGACCGATAACCAGAAAAACACATCATCACCGCATCAGCTAAATTGGGCGACTTGGTACCGCAAGGAGCTTTATCAACCAACATTTTGCCCGCACCGTTAAACATATAAGTTGGACGTGATAATTCTGACGTTAATTTGCCCAATTCTGTTAACCCACTAGGCAAACTGATTAACTCATCAGCCTGATAAGCCTTACCCTTCACCGCGTCATGCGTAGCTTTAAACCGCTTGCGTAACGACCACCACCACTGCGCTTTCGCATTCGCAAAATAATCTTTATTAGTACGCCCTTCATCCTCACCTGCATTAACCCGCTCATTAGGATGCGTGACCCCATCAGACCCCCTAAACATCTCCACCACTAACGGCCGCGCACGACGCTCATTAATTACCCGCGCATCACCTCTCACCCCCGCACCTAAGCCATCACCATCATAATAAAACCAGTCATACTGATAATCTTCACACAAATGAAAAGCACGTTGTGTCGTGGCAAAAATATCATCAAGTTTGCCGCTCCACTCTTCAATATACTCAAGCACAATGCCATAGCGCCCACAAAACGCATTTAAATCCTCGCCACGATCCGCCACATCTAGCGCACCATGTCTTACCCCGCTTGGCGTTATCCCTAACTTAAGGTGCGCATCTATAGCCGATTGAATCCACTCATTAGGGATAATCACACCCTCAACTGACGCGTTATAATTACGATCTATTTCTTGAGCAACCACCGTTGGCGACAAAATAGCCACCTGCTTTTGATACCACACCTCATCTTTACGCGGATCATCGCGCCAATCAAACACAAACACATCAAGCTTGCCGCTGTGCCGCTTTTGCGCAAACGGATTGCCCATACCGTTAACCGATGACAAATCTATGCGGCAATTAGTCGTCTGCGACAACGACGCATCAACTAACAAGGGGCGCTCCAAAAACGCCGCCTCATCAACAAAATAAAACGAACACCGATCCCCCCTACCAATCCCATCACCACTTTCGCCCGTCATCGCACTGCCCGTATTAGGAAATAAAATGCGCATATGTGGCGCATGCTTACTCACATCCCACCCCCCCTTAAACTCTATGGGTAGCAACTCAATAAACTTCCGTGCTTTCCAAAACAAAGACTTAGGACTGCCTATTTTATCGACATACTCCTCCTTTCTTGACCCAAACCCGGCCACCACCCCCTCATTAAACAAACAAATTGTCGCCGCCGTTGCCACCGACAACCAACTCATCCCCATATCGCGGCTTTTTTCCGTAAGTCCAGGCTGCTGAGACCGCCATTTAAGTACAAACCACTCAACCCATTCGGCTTGTCTAGGAAATAACACAAAAGGAATAATAGCAGGCAAGCCACGCTCAACATTACGCGGATCAAAAGTACAGCCCCAATCAGAAATAAACTGCGCAGGATGTGCGCGATAATACTGCATTAAAGCAGGCACTTTGCAAGGCTGCTGCCTAAGCGTAGACAAGGCCTTAAGCCGTCTTTTAAAAATACGCGAGTAATCAGGGTTTTTAAAATCCATAGGATTAGGCATCCATTACTTACCCATCAACTCTTGATAAAATCGTGAGGCCTCAATAGGATCATCAGGCAACACAACAGCCTTCCCCACACTCACCTCATTACTATTAGAAATCTCAATAGTAGACGTTGTAAAACGTGGATTTAAGCCATTCGTCACCGTTAATTTATCAACCCCCTCAACGATAGACTTAAAACCCTGCCCAGTGACCTCATTCTCAAGCAAATCATGCGCTTTTTTAAGCGCCTTACTGCTAAAAATCTGCACCTCAGCCAACAAGCCCAATTTAAAATGAACAGTCGCATCAACAGCGTTCATTTCTGTCGGCGACAACGCGTTATACTCTTGAATTACATCAATTTTTTTATGAACAAGCTGTTCATTTTTTTTAACCAAACCCTTTGTTAGCTTATTAACCGTGCCCAAGGACACCGCATGGCGCTTCGCTAACTGTCGCTGAGAATAAGCCCCCGTATAAAAATCAGCCACTAACTCCTCATAATTATTAGCCATTAGGAAGCGATAAATTTAGCAATCACCTGAAAAGGATACGTAGCGCTTTTATTTTCATTCAGCACACACGCATAAATTCTCTTACCCTTTATTCTAAAGCCGCACATACACGCAGCCTCCACATGCACGCCACTTTCTTTATGCCCACAATCGGCACATAAAAACTCAAAGTTACCCAGAGCTAAAGGCCTAGATAACAACCGTCCTTTACAAAATTTGCACACATGATCAACTATAGAATAAGTCAAACTGAATCTCCGTCTGCTGACGACACAAATAATGCTCAGCAATATGATGTTTATAAGCAATCAAATTAAGCACCATCGCCTCATTAATCGACGCCGCTTTCGTAACAAAACAATGCTCACCCAACACATCAGAAACAACCACCGTAAACACACCCAACGTATAATTTACCGGGGCTTTACCGCGCCTATCCTTGCCCACCAAATACTCACGCTCACGGTTATAACAACTAATACACAACTTATTTTTAATCAACCGCTGTGCTTTTTTTTGACACCTTACACACGTATCCTTCAACATAACCTGAACATCATCCCTTTGTACACCGGCATGCACAGCACCCACAGCACAACCAGAACACGTAATAAAATTCCTGCTTAAATATCTTTTTGCACACGATTGCTTAGCTAAACGTGCCTTTAATTTAATACAATCAAATATCTCCTCATCAATTGCCATAAAATAAATTCTCCACACCTAACGCGCAAGAAAACAGCCTAACTTAGGCATAACGTTAACAAGGCTGTAAAAATAACGTCATCTCAGCGGTACGCCTAAGCGTTAAGCCCTTTAAAACCTTACCACCCGCCTTATCCCACTTTAAAAACTCCACCGCCGCGCCCGCATAATCCCTGGCGTTTAGTTTTTTTAACAAAGTTGATGACGCTAAATTGCCCGTACCCACGTTATAGGCAAACGACACCAATGCGCCATATTGGTTAACATTAACCTTAACCTTAATTAAGCCCTGCACCTTGGCACTGAAATTGTTTAAATCAAAGGCCAGCATTGCTTCAGCTTGCGCAACCGTCAGCGCAGGATACTTAGCCAACGCTTCTGCCTTACCTGACGCCCCCTTTAAAAAAGCATTCGTGGTTTTACTGCGCAACGCCCTACCATAACCCACCGTCCAGATACCAGCAGGACACATCTTAGGCTGTAAACCAATAACGGTTAAATCCCCGTCATGAATCCCCTCAAAACTCTTAACTAAATCAATCGCCGCATTACAAATCATACCTACCTCGTTGGCTTTAAATTGTTAACTAAAAACTTAAGCGTTTAAATACTCCAAAATCTCCTTGCGAGCGGAATCCCAACCCTTACACACCACCGTTTTATAGCCTTGATTACTCAGAGCATTCAGCCACCAATCCTGCACGGCACTGACTTTACTTGCTTTAAGCTCAGTTTTAAGCTCAAGCCACAGGCCATGAAAACCGTGTCTAGGCACGGGCAAAAATAAATCAGGCACACCCGGCTTAACGCCCTCAGCTTTAAGCTTTGCGCCCGTAGCGGGGTGTCTATGCCCGCCATTAGGCACCGCAAACAACAACTCCAAATCTGGCAAAGCTTTAGACTGCAACGCCGCCCACTTCATTAACGTCACCTGATGCTCATGCTCAGTCATCGGCTAAAAAACCTTAAAAACTGCTCTTTTAACGTTGGTTGTTTAGACACGTTCGCCGCCACATTGCTTACGTTTTTTGGCGCATAAAAATCTTTATAAAACTCAGCAAGGCTATTTTCAGACGCTTGCGCAATCTCTTCCTGCGCAAACCAAATAAACTCATCAAGATCGTGTGCCTCTTCAGCAAGGCTTGATAACAACTCATCATCAACATCAAAACTAATACATAAACTCATCATATTTCCTTAATTTTATTGATAATATTTTCAAACACATCGCGCTGACTAGCGGGCACACACAGCAAAGCCTCAGCTAAAACCATCATT